CCTGCACGGGCATGATCGCTATCGAGTCCTTCAAGAAGACCTGTTCTTTCCCACTTGGTGAGAAGAGCAGCACCTTCTTCACGGAGACTACGATTAACGATGCCTTCTGTCAATTTTTCTAATACTTTAGACATAAGTTATCTCCTTTTAATTTATTGATTAATGTCTTTTTATTCCAGCAAGAAGTTGGAACCTGTCTGTCATCTCATTCAATAAAGAATCATTATTGGTTGTTCTTCTTGTTACAGTGTGGGAAGGTCTGTTGATTGCTTCGTGAAGCGATTCTTTTCTGCTTGATCCAACTGAACCAGCAGACGCTGCACTTTGAAGGGTTTCGTAAATAACCTTCGCATCGCTTGTTGTGTTTGCCTTTTGAATCGACTCGACAATAGAATTCTTTTGGCGAGTATTAAGTGATTCGTTTGTAAGGACTTTGTTTTGATACAATAGTTTTGCATTCAAAAGTGCGGTATCTTCCAACCTTTCTTTGAGTGCTTCTATTGTTTCCAAAAGTGTTTGATTTTTTTCAGAGAGTTTTGTGTTCTCTTTCTTCAAAGATTCGCTGATACCAGCAAGATCTTTCATTCCTTGTTGTAGTTTGGCAAATTCTTCTTTTTGCTTTGTGTCTGCCAAACGAGCAAGATTTATTTTTTGTTGTCTTTGACGGTCGTGTTCTGGGCGTCCTGCCCAACCTGTAAAGTCGCCGTCTGTAATATCGACAACTAGTTCTTCTTGGAGGACTTCTTCTGAATCATCAGAGTCAGAGCAAGAATCATATCTAGTTTGTGCTGAATAAATGTAAAATTCTCTTTCTTCTTCGTCATAAATTGGATCAGTTTTTATTTTTTTAATCAAATCTGGAAGTTCGTTGCATTCGTAATCATATATCCAATCAGTATCCATTTCATTTATGACGCCTTCTTTGATTTCAACTTCTTCATCAAGAACATCTTCAGCGACTTCTTCATGAGATTTAGTGTCGTCTTCTACATCTTCTTCATCAGTTAATACTTCATCTACTTCTGCCATTTCTTTTAAAGCATTAAGATCAAGTTCAACAATATCTTCGCCGTCTTCGTCTTTCTCGCCGGTTTCTTCTATTGCTTTCATAATCTTTTCACCCAAGGCAGACTCAGGAATTTTTACTTTATCTTCTTTACCAACAATTTCCTCTTCGGTTTCTGCTGGTTCTGGAGTTGTAATCGGATCGTCTCCCTCGGTTTGTTCCAACAAAGAGTTCATAGCAGTACGAACTTGTTCAGCGTATTGTTCTATGATTTGATTTTCAGCAGTTTTAAGTGCTGCTTCTCTTAATTGTTTTGCGTCAAGTATTGCTTGTTCTAATAGAGATGGCATTAATAGTCTCCGTCAAATGTAAAATCTCAAAATAAATAGTATCTTGTTAATAGAAAATACTACCTACTTTGAGATTCTGTCTTTTGCTTCTTTGCTTTTAGTTTATCAAGGACCTTTTTACGCTTTCTTTGGCGTCGGTTTTCTTGAACCGATGGTTTCTCATAATACTCATATTTTCTTAATGTTTGTAGGAAACCTTCTTTCTTTGTTTTTCTTAAAAACTTTCTAATTGTTTTCTCGATAAATTCGCCCTGTTTTGGGACGACCGAGACATTCACTGCTTTTCTTCTACTCATAAAACCTTCTTGTTTGTTAAATAATAAATCAACCTACGCCAGCAGAACCTGACCAGTTACTAGATAGGTGAGAGGCGGGGATTCCTGTCAAACCAGCGATAACAGAAGCGGTAAACTGGGTTCCACCGAATTCTGCTGCTGGGGATAGGAAGACAGATGTAACTCTATAATCTGCGGAAAACGATTCAGACCCAGAAAGAAGTAGAAAGTTTGTTCCGCTTAGTCCGTTTTGTGAGAAAGCAACTTTCATATATCCATCTGATACAATGTTTTTAACAACAATAAACTTAGTCACTTGTGGAAATGAAATTTGTACTGTTGCAGAAGAACTTATAAACGTTAAATGCGGTTGCGTGCTTACTTGGTATGAGCCAACATTATTTAATCCAGCAGTATACATAAAATTAGATGTCATAGTTTTCCTCTGATGTAAATAGTTTAATTTTTAGAAAAATCCGTTTCCAACTGTTCTTCCGGAAGTGGGAGATCCGAAAGAACCAGCAGAGAATCCACCGGATCTGCTGCCAAAAGAAGTTATTCTTATGGTTCCGCCTCCACCGCCGCCTCCACCGCCACCGCCAACGGATCCAACTTTAAAGATAGTAAAACTTGAATTTACATTTGAAGTAATACCGGGAGTAGATGTCGCATTTGCGCACAGCAAAACGGTGTCATTTGCAGCAAATTGAAAAATTCCTGTTAAAGTTCTTTCTACTGGATCTTCTTGTGCATCTACTTTTGTGTCCATATTCCAAATAGAAGTGCCATCTGAACAATTTGATGCGTTTTTTCTTAATACGAAACTTGCTGTTAGATGATCAATAGAACCGGATACAGAACTCATAACCATGTTTGAAGAAATATAATAAAATCCATCACTTGGCATGGTAAACAATCCAGTATTAGAACTGTAAGATATGCCTGTTGTTGTAACCAGTTGAGTAGGTTCGGTAAAAGATGTGTAACTTGAAGACTTGAACAAAATTACTGGTGAGTTATTTAATATAGAGTTTGAAGCTTGATTTGTTTTTATTGATATATAAGCTTCATCGTTAACATCTAAAACTGTGAAACTTGAACTTGCTATATGATAAATCGAACTTGAACTTGGAGTTGAAGTTGCTTCAATGTAATCATTTGTTGATAAACTTTGTAAAGAAGTTAATGTACTTTCATATGGTTTGTTGTTAGGATTAGATGTTGCTACTAATGCTGTTATATTTGAATAATTTGTTGTATTATTCTTTTTTAATCTGAATGTTATTTGTGTGCCGGTGAGAGTACTGGTAGTTGGGAGATAATTCGCATATGCCATATATAACTTTGTTGCCGCTCCGGTATATTTAAAAACGGATCCGCTAACTGTAATATCGGCAGATGTATTAGTTGTGTAATTTGTACCTTGACTACCGCTAATAAATGGGTTTAATTCTACGCCAGGATTTTGAGCAGTAGTGCCAGATATTCTTACAGCATTTCCAAAAGAAGTAGAATTGCCTAATATTGTTAAGGTAGTTCCTTTTGACACAATAACATCAGATCCAGCGTCTATTGAAACTGTGACCTGCAAAGTATCGTTATCGGAAAAAGATCCAAAATAAGTAAAAGTTCTTTCTGTTACGTTATCGTGAAAAGAACTTTCTAAAACCGTTGTTGAAGTACTAATTACAGAATTATTTTTCTTAAATTTTATAGTGGCAATTCTGTCTGTTGTACCAGAAACCTTTAAATAACAAGAAAAAGATATATGGTAGAATCCGCCACCGGATATTGTTATTCCACCGGTTCCTGAATTATATGATACTGAATTATTTGAATCGTTAACATATTCTATTGTAGGAGAAGAATGATTTGAAGGAATAAATGGATCTTTATCCGAAGTAGAAATGGCAGTAGTGTCTGTCCTATTTATGATCGATAAAAACTTATGCTCTATTGCCATCTATTGTCTCACTTTGTTTTACCTTTCACCAAGGCATTCCAATTTTTTCCACCGAGAGCAACAATACCGGAAATATCCACACCAGCATCATCAGGAGCCAAACCAGCAAGTGGAGACCCTTGTGTTGATTGCGTTTGTTCTGGGATTCTTGTTTTTTCAACGCCTTCAAAAATATCAACGCCTTTGAAAGCATCTTTACCAATCGCATCCAGTAATTCCTTTTTTCTTCTTTTAACTTCGTCTGGTGTTGGACCCGAGTTCATAACTTGTGGTTGTTTAAAAGTTTGCTTTGATTCTTGGATTACTTGTCCTTGCATACCTTTTGCAACTTCGGCAACAATTCCAGATAAGACACCGCTTTCAAAGAGAACTTCTTTTACTGTTTCTTTGATAAGTGGTTTTAATAGTTTTTTAATTTCGTTAATATTCATTTTATCACTTTTTCAAAATTGATTCTATCAAAGATTTGACCTTTGATACTTTGTCTTGGCCTTTTGATTCACGGACAACTTTATCCATAAAGGCTTGTGGTGTTGAAGGTTCTGAAACAATATCAAAGCAAATCAATTGGAAGTCGTCTTCAACAATTGTAGCGCCAGCAGATTCGCGAACAGAACCCAAACCGCGAGATGAAATACCTATCTTAACTCCGTCATTGATAAGAGCGCGAAGCGTCATACCGGAAGGTGTTGATAGAACTTTGATTTTGCCCATAAGAGCATTTCCGTCCCACCACATTTCTGTGACCATATGGGACGCATTTTTTAAATTAACAACAGAGTCGTCTGGATGGTCAAGTTCTCCAACGGCTCTGTTGTCTTTTACGACGGACATATATTTTTGAACTTCTCTTTTAAGAGTTTGAACTGGATACTTTCTTCCGTTTCCATTCAATCTTTCTGCTTCGTGCATTTTGCCAATCAAATAAACAGAACGACCATCCGAGACTTCGCGCTTTTCTGCTTCGGTTAGAAGGTCAAGGCAAAATCCGTCTGGACAAAGTTCATAGAATTCTCTTAAAAGTTTCTGACTCATTTATTATCCTCTTGGTTAAAAGCGGGCGCAACCCGCCCGAGTTATGCTCCGTTGCAGCAACGACGAACTGGTTGTAACATCCACTTAGTCATTTTGGCCTCCTGGTAGGTTGTATTTAATTGTATTCATGAGATTAATTTTCTCTCCCGGTGGGATATTTTCAACAGCAGGTTCAAGAATAGCAATTAAATCTTGTGCTGGAATTGTAGGATCTTGTCCTACAACTGCTCTTAAAATTTCTATTGCCGAGATAACACCAGCAGCGGAAACCATTTTATCTTTTAATCCTTCTGCCATATCTTGCTCTGCCATTACTTTTTCTACTTCCTCAGAAATTATTCTTCTAAGTTCTTTTACCGATACTTTCATTAATGATCCCCTTTGGTAATCTTTATTCCGAAGTCATTCACTATCATACTTAATAAGTAGGATGTGCCTGCCGAAGTCCAACCACAAATAAAGAAATTTGCGATTGTTTGTTCAAAATTAAATAGTTCAGTGTAAGGGGAAAGTAAAAATAAAAACCATCCCGCATGGAATCCGAAACACAGTGGACAATGGAATAGTTTACCAAATCCACCTAACCATTCTTTTGATGGTCTTACAGAATTAAAAATAGAAGCATAAACAACAAGGTAAGTAAGCCCATAAGAGCACAGAATAAACCAAGCAAGTTGTAGCATTTTTCCTCCATCAACTATTTGCTATTTGTGATAAAACTTCTGTATTATCGACCGATACGATCTTATCAAATCCTTCGTCTTTGGAGACTTGTTGGAATGCTTTGAACATTCTGTCAAAAGCAGCAGGAGGAATGGTTTTTGATTTTCCTGCTCTTTTTGCCGCTTCTGCTCTTTTTTGAGCAACTGCTTTGATTAGATCTTCTGCTCCTTCAAACTTGAATACAACAGCAATCTTTTCGTAGTCTTGCTCTGATCCTTTAATGGCATTCAAAGCAGACTTTCTAGCACCAGCATTCATGTTTGTCATATCCACAACAATGTCTTGTCCACTTGGAACAGCAGAAGCAACTCTTTGAGTGAATAACGATTGTACCTTACCGTTTGCTTTCAATACCTTATCGTATGAAAGTGGTTGCCAAGTCATAAAAGAAGGCGATTTTATTACATCACCATACTTTTCATCTGACTCACCTTCTTTTGCATCTGGGGGAGGGGCGACAAACAAGTCATCGTAAGTCCATCCGTATTCCTCTGCTACTTGATCTACAAGATCATCACGGTTGATTATATAAGGATTTTGTTCAGAAAACGTATTTTGAATCCAAGTAGATTTGCCAACAGATGGTGGACCAACAAGAACATAAATCTTTTTCTTTCCTACTTGTTCGTTTAAATAACGAGACCATCTTTCTAAAATAAGTTTGTAAGTCATAGTTACTCCTCGTAAGTGTATGCTTGCCAGTAAGGACCGTAGTTGTATCCTGGTCTGAGAGTTCCTTTTATTGTTTCTTGTGGAACTTCGCCAAGTTCGGTAGACATTTCTTGGTTTGGATCAAGTAGAGAATCTTGTGTTATTGCTTCAAGTTCTTGTGCGATTTCAATGTATGGTCTTTCTTCTTGCATCCAATCGTGAATGTTAATCAAGAACAGATTTTCCATATTGTAGTTTTCATCAGAAGGTTTGTAGATTGCTTCAAGCGATCCATAAATGGAACCGCCTTGTATTGAGTCTGGTTTTATCATTCCTCTTTTTAAAAGAAACTTGAATAGTCTATCTGATGATTGATAAACCGCTTCTGAGTTATTCCCTTTCGGGATTGTAAGAACTCTTGTAAATGGTTTTTGTTGGATAATAATATCAAAATCATCGTGATCAAAAATCATAAGATCTCCTGCTGGACTTCTTTTGACATTTAAGTTTAGTACAAATACCTTTTCTGGTTTTGTTGCGTCACCGATTTTGATAGTTATTGCCATTATTCAATTTCCTTTACAATGGATTGAAGTTTCAAAATCTTTTCAAAGATCTCTTCGTCAAGTGGTTTGGTTTTGAATGATTCAATCAAAGTTAAAGTTTTATCTAAATATTCTTTCAAACCATCATCAACAACTGCATTTGTGACGCTTTCTTTAATTCTATCAAGTTCGTTGTAAAGGAATAATTTAAACATTGAACCACCATCTTGAAAAGACATAACATAATTGTTGATTAATTGTTTTTGTTCTTCAAGAAGATCTCCATACTTTTCGTTAAAGTTATTTATGTAAGTTTTGTATGAAAGATTATCCAATGGTTCCATTTTTGTTTCTTTGATAACTTCTTGGGTTGTCTTAACCATTAAACCAAGAATGTTTCTTTCCAATAGAACTCTTGTTTTTGTATCTGTTTCGCTTGCAAATATTTGAGCAATAGAAGCAAGTGTTTTGTAATTTGGAACAAACTGATTAAAAGTTTCTTGTCCCAATCTTTTATTCATCCAGTTAATTAACTTGGTTTGTTCATTGAATGAAGTTGTTCTATCTAAACTATTAAAGTCTTTCTTGCTTTCTGCGATTAACCTTTGAGCGGTGTAAACATCTACTTTTGTTGTTTCTGAGATGTTCCTGAATGTTTTAAGTTCTTTGCCAAGTATCTTATCCTTTGAAAAGAAATTTAGTATTTGATTTTTAATTTCTGATACAAGTTGTAGATCTTGTTTTATTGTGGCAATCGTAAGATTCTTTACAAGGACTTCGTAAAGAAAAGCGGTGTTTCTTTTCTTATTATGTTTTACTCTCATTTTGTTTTTTTCTCCAATGATTCAAGAAGTTTTTTAACTTCTATTTGTGATCTTAAAATTTCTGCTTCTTGTTGATTGTAAATAGTTTCTTCAAGACCAGAACCTTTTACCAACTGAGTAAATTGTGGTTTCGTTGGGTTTCTTGATCTTTGAGTTCTGTAAGAAACTGCTTCTGGTTTTACCATTGTTGCTATTTCTTTTTGGGTTCTAACGTTTGCAGTATTTCTTGGTCTTTCTGCTTCGTAGTATGTTTTCCCAGAAGGACCTCTATGACGCTTTTCAACACCTTTTGAAGTTACTCTTACAACTTCAACTTCATCGTCGTCTTCTTGCAAGGTGATTGCTCCTGGTTCTATTTCTGCGCCACCTTCTTCCCCGCCTGCTGGAGTTGCTGGAGTTTCTGCTCCACCACCCGGAGCGGCGAGTAATGCCCCTGGTTCTTCTGCCGGTGCTTCTGCGCCTGCTTCTGCACCGCCACCAAGTTCAGGAGTTTCACCTTCGTCACCGCCGAGTTCCCCACCACCAAGCTCACCTCCACCCAAAGCGCCGAGTGGTGATTCTGGATTTTCACCAAACGGACTTGCTGCGCTTGATTCTTGCATTCTTTCAGCAACGCCAGCAATTTGAGCATCAAACTTGCGGTCGTAGAAGATTTCGCGTTGATTGCGTAGGAATTCTTCTTCGGTCATATTGAATAGGCGTTCAGCAATCCAACGACGGGAGAAGAAGTTTTCGGTTGCTTTTCCAGCAACATCAAATTTTGTAGACCAATGTTCCAATTCTTGTAGTTCAGCAATCTTGGAAGGATTGTTAAGCGATAAAGAGAAAGACAACAAATCGTCTCCTCTAAAACCAAGAGTGTAAAGATGAATAATACCAATCTTCTCTAATTCGGCCACAACCGCTCTTTGTAGCCTTTGAATGGTTCTGGCAAAACGAATGTCTTTCTGAGCGAGTGTTGTTTTGTCTTCTGTTTGTCCGTCGCCTTGCGCAAGATAAGAAGCAGGAATTTTAAGTGCCGAGAACAATTTATCTCTTAGATATTTAACGTCGTCAATTTGACCTGTGAAAGAACCACCTGGCAAACTTTCAATTTTAGAGGAAGTTGTACCTCTTACTGGAATGTAATAATCTTCTTCAACCGAAAGTGGGTTGTAGCGAAGATCAACGCGACCTGTGTTTTCATCTACAATTGAGTTGCGCTTCATTTGCGTCATAACTCTTTGCATGTATTGTTCTATTTCTGTTGGAGCAATTGAACCAACATCAACATAGAAAACACGACGGTCTGGGGCGCGAACAATACGATACGCCATCATTGCGTCTTCAAGAAGATTCAACTGACGCCAAATACGACGCGCTGGTTCAAGAACAGAAGTCCCGTATGGTGAATATTTATCGTTTCCTAGAATACGGAAGTGAGCGACCTGCCAGTTTTCAAAAGTCATACCAGCAGAGTTCCATTGGAACTGAACGTAGTTTGGATTTGTTTTGTCTTCGCCTTCCAATCTTTCAACTTCGTTTGAAGGAAGACCAATACCATTTACAATTCCCTTTGCCTCGTCTGTATCCAAATAAAGGAAGAAATCCCCAAACTTACACATTGTACGACACCATCCAAACAAGTTTGAATTAATGTTTAATACATTGTGATAAAGAGAAAACAATGTTGATCTTATTTCTTCACTTGGGCATTTGATACTCAACATTGGTTGTAATGCTGAGTGGGTTGTCATTTCGTCTGCATAAATATCAAGAGCAGAGGCAATCTCGGGTGTATACTCCATTTGATCAAAGTCTACATAACGCTCTGTACGATTGTGGTTAATCATAAGAGCGTTTTGCATATTAGTAAAAGGATAATACGAAGATCTCTTGAACTGTTGGCCTGATGCTGAACGGAAGCGAGTGTTAAACTGGTCCAATTGATGACGGCGAAGACGACGAGGTGTTTGAGATTTGTAATTGGTTAAAGGACCGGAGAATAACCTTGTTAATCTTACAAATAATTCTGATTCTGGATTCGCTGGATTTCTGTCGTTTTTCGCCATATTAATTATCCTTTAATTAACCAAATGAAGTTATCATATTCTTGCTTTCTTTTCAAGGTTTCTTCTGAAAAACCTTTAACTTTATGTCCGTGCATTCCTGGAATGGTTGATTGGATATTGCCTCTTGAAACCATCATTGATCCTAGCATACTTCTTTTGTATTCTAATTCTCTTTGATTTACTGTTAAAGCAGTATCTTTGACCCAACACGAAATAGCAAGAGACATAATCAAATCATCGTGATAAGACCTCATTGCTTCTGCGCGGTTATTGGCCCAGATAAAAGTCTTAAACTCATTAATTAGTCTTGTACTATACACTTTAATTAGACGATTTCTAATAAACTCTTCCAACTTGGCAACAATTAAGGGTCTTGTTTTTTGAGATGTGGTAAATCCAGGAATAGTATTTGTTGTATTTTGCCCTTCAATAGCATCAACAAATTCGTGGGTTCCTTTAACAGAATAATAAAGATTTGGATAATTTAATTCTTGCAGTTTTTCAAGAACAGAAATACCAAGTGAATTATTCTCTACAACCAATAAACAATTGCCAAATTCTCTACCAGTTGTATCTAATAGCGTTGCGAACTCTGACAAAGTTGGTTTGCCTTGGTATTCTCCTATTATTTCTTGTGTTTCAACTTTCATAAGTTGGAATACTGAAAAGTCAGATCCGTCGCCTCTCGCAACGTCAGCAACGAGAAGATAAGTAAAGTTGCTATCGTGCTTTTCCCATAACCAGAAGTTTCTATCAAATCCAGTTTTGAATATTGGATCTTTTGCTCCTTCTAGCATTTTTGCTATTTCTTCTGGATCTATGACAGTTTCACCCGAAGAGTTAAACGAACACTCTAACTCCTGGGCGATCTGTCTTGGAGACATATTTCTTGTCTCTTTTTCAAACCAAGTTTGATCGTGATCTGGATGGACATCCCAAGGTAGATTAACGGGATAGAAATCATTATTGCCTGACTCCGCATTCATATAAGTTTGGTGGAACCAATTACCGACACCGTTAGGACTTGAAAGAGCGATACAGCGACCACCAGTTGATAGCGTTGGATAAAGAGCGGTCCAAAGGTCGTCAAACCCTTCAACGTGTGCCGCTTCGTCAACAACCAACAAAGACAACGCTTCTGAACGACCGGCATCACCGGAGGTGGAAGATGCTTTAACTTGCGATCCGTTTGTTAATTCAAACGAGGTTCTGTTGTCAATCTTGATTTCTGCTATTCTTAACCAAGCAGGCAAGTTGTTCATTATTTGTTTTACTTTCTTGACCAAGTTGGCAGCGACAGCAAATTTGGTCGCAACAACCATTACGTTCTTGTCACGGTAAAACAACATAAGCCAGACAATATAGGCAGCGGTAACCGTTGAAATGCCTAACTGTCTGGCTTTGACTATGATCGTGAAACGATGGTCGTTGAAATCTTTTACCAGATCTTCCTGGTATTCATAAAGAGAAAAAGGAATAACACCCTTCATAGGGTGGGAAATCTTACAGTAGTTCTTAATAAAATAAACAGGGTTTTTACCACACTTAAGAACTTCTTTTGCTAATTCTTCTTTTGTTAAAGAAGCCATTATTCCTTTCTTGTGTCGTTCTTTGGTCTTGTTCCCAAACCACCTTGTTCAAGGAATTCTTTAAATCTAAACTCTGGTGTTTTTTCTAAATCTGGTTTAACCGAATCGACACCCTCCGCAGTCATTTTGAACGCTTTGTGGGCAGTAACCCAGTAGCGAACTTTTGAAGAGTTTTCTGCTCTAACTTTAACTTCATCAATTGGGGTTAAAGTTAGCGCTTTCTTGGTGATTCCCTTGTATTCTTTCTTTAAGAAATTTACGACTTCTTGAATCTTTTGATCTACATCTTCTTCAAGTTTGGTTCCGTAAATATCGCTTAAAAGAATTTCAGAGTGGTATGTAACGATAAGTTGGTCGCCGTGGAACTTGACACCAAACCCGTCCATAATTCTCTTATCAAGAAGTGGATTGCCCTCTTCTCTTTTAAGTCCGATTTTTACGGGTTCGCCTTTGTCGTCTTTGGCACCATCGTAGCCTCTGTGAGCGACGATTTGCGAGATTGTTTGAACTACTTCAAGTACTGTTGCCATTTGTTTTTGGTCTCCAACCTGTTTTCCATCGCTCTTCGCGACCTTCTACCCATTGAATATAACAATCAAAACAACATTCAAATTTGATAATATAAACGTCGTCTTTTGCTATTTTTGCCAGTTTATTACAAACCGTACAATTATTTGCTTGGGTTTCTCTATTAAGTAGTTTTTGCGTAATAAAAAACCCATTTTGTTTTACTTTGATTTCTTTATCTTCTAATTCCCTTTCTTTATCCCAAAGTTCTTTTATTTGTTTCTTGTATTCTTGCTCTTTTTCGTCAGTCCAAGTTGCTTTGGGGTTTTGGATTGCCTCCTCACCCCAGCGTTGCGCAATTGCTCTTTCAAGTTGAGCAATCTTATTCCAATCTTTTTCAGTCATTATTCCCTCACGCAAGCAAAGTTATCTTCTTTAATAATCTCAATTGTCTTATCGGCAATATCTTTTAGACTATCTAGATGTGAAATAAGCAAAGTTGTTTTAAATTGTGATTTAATCATATCAAGCATATTTGTAAATGATTGGATATGTTCTTCGTCCAACGCTGTCGCAGGTTCGTCAAGAACCATAATGTCTGCTTTTGGTAGATTTGATACTTGTAGCAATCCTAAACGAATCGCCATACCCGCCATTGATTTCTCTGCGCCTGACGCCATACCAATTGGTCTTGAATCTTGGTCTGGATGTTTAATGTAAATCTCCAATTTGTCGCCTTCTTCTTCAAAGAAAATTTCAAAGTCAGTTATATTTGTAAGTATCTTTGCTATTTCTGAGTTTAGGTAAGGCAAAGTTTTTTTGATTACTTCATAAGCAATCCCGTTAGAATGCATACACTTCATAAACATTTCGTAAGCAAGATAATCTTTTTTAAGATTTATTAGTTCTTGTTTTTGTTCGTTAATTGTTTCTATTCTTTGTTCTGCTGAACCTATCTTCTTAGCAATGTTGATAATTTCAGTATTAAGAGAATTAACTTCAAATTCTTTTAATCTTTTCTTATCTTGTTTAATTCCTCTTACTGCTATGGACTCTTGAATCTTTGAAATGATTTCTTTATTTTCTTCATAACTTTGAAGTTGCTTTTCAGTTGTATCAAGTTCTTTTTGTTTTTTCTCTACTTCTCTGATAAGTCTTTCTTGCCAAATAGAAGTTTGATCAATTTTTTGGATTGTTTCAAATCTCTTGGTCATTATGTCGTTGTATTTCTTAATTGTAGAATCAATGGTTGTTTTATCCATAAACCCAAGTTCTTCTTTTAATAAGTTTATTTTTTCTTCAATTTCTTTCTTTGATTCAAGAGACTCATAAGCATCGCGAATAAACTTACAGGTTTTGTACTGGGTGCCACATGGAACTTCATTTAGCAAAGAAGATTTCTTATCAATAAATTGTAAATCTTTACTGAGTAGTTCTGCTTTTCTTGTAAGTTCGTCTGCTTTTGATTGTTTTATCTTTAAGTCCCCAATATCTATTGAAGACAAAAACCCTTCAATTTTAGTAAGTTGTTGTTTTAATTTTGTTAAAGTTTCATCGTTCTCAACCATTTGCTCTGTTGAAGAAGATAAAGATGTTTTTAATCTATCAAATTGATTTTTCAATTCAATGCCATTAACAATATCAGTTGGTCTTGCGTTAATAATAGAAGTTAATTGTTCTATTCCCTCGGACAAAGAATTAATTTCTTCTGTTAGGGTTTTAACTTTTTCTTCTGTTTTGGTTGTTTGAAGGTTGTAATTTTCCAATTCAGTTTGAGCGGTCGCTTGTTCTGAATCAAAATCTTTTATGTCTAACTTTTTGATTGCGCCACGAAGATCGGTAGATGCTTCTTTTGCTAGTTTGTTTTTCTTATCAAACATTTCAAGATCAAGAAACTTGGCAAGAATCTCTTTTCTTTTGGTACTGCCTTCTCGGATAAAAGACAAACTATCCAATTGACTAGACATACTTGTACTCATAAAGTCGTCAATAGAACCAAAGATTTTACGAATGTTATTATCTGTATCAACCCTGGAAATACCATTTAGACTTTCAACTTCTCCGTCAATAGTTGTTTTGTAGAAATCCAATTCTGATTTTGCTTCGTTTTTCTTCTTGCCAATTTTGGTTAGTTTTCTTTGGATAGTGTAAGTTGAATCACCAACTTCAATATCAATCTTTCCATAAGCATCTGTTTTCTTTTGATTGATAATATCTACAATCTTTTTCTCGTTCTTTGAAGAAGAACCAAAGATAGTGTAAATCATTGAATCAACAATACTGGACTTGCCTGAGTAATTCTTACCGAAAATCCCAACCAAACCAGAAAGATTATTAAAATCTATGGTATTGTCTTCACCGTAGTTAAAAAGATTTGACCATTCAAAGTGTTTAACCTTCCAGTTAATACCTCTTGAAATGTCTTCTGATTCTTGAACAATTGTACCAAATTCTCTATTAAGATCAAATACTTTTTGTAATGTATCTTCTTCCAAGTTTTGATTTGCCAAGAATTCGCGAATCAAACCTTCTTGTACAGCATTATCCCGCAAATCAATTTTATTGTGGTTCTCTACATCAGCAGACATTTCTGCTTTGGTTTTGCCTGAGAACACAACGCTTTCTGGTTTGAATTGCTTATTGATAAAATCAAGCAACTTTACAATCTTGTCTTTTTGAATAGTAATATCGCTTACAATTCTTACTCTTGAATTATCTGGGATTTGTAAGTTTGTTGGTAGTTCGCCTTGTTCCAGTTCAATTGTTAAGAATGGTTTAGGATTTGGCAAAGAAACAAGACGACAATTAAAGTTATCTTTGTCTTCAATTTCCCAAAGCAAAAAACCTTTGTCGTTTGTTTCGCCAAAGTTCTGTTGTACGGTAGATCCTGGATATCTTACTCTACCTTCTGAATCTAAAACTTGGTTGGTTTTGTGAATATCGCCAAGAAAAGCATAGTCGTGATCACCAAAAATATCAACATTATGGTCTCCTTCTTTCATAGTCCAACCAAGATCAGTTTGCGATCCGGCGATTGCTCCGTGATACAAAGCGATATTAATTAGATCCGGATTGGTTGGTTTGACCCAATTATCTTCGTCAAAGATAGAAAGAACATTAAATACCAATTTATCATTAACTTTGTATTCCCCAGAGTTTTTTAAGATTTTAAGTTCTGGGTGAGTCAAGGTTTGAGCGATTGGCGTGATTGCGTCTTGACGATTTGAGTTTTTTAAATTGCCGTCGTGATTACCCAAGATTACATATGTTGGAGCAATGTTGGCAAGATTACACAGAAAATCGCCAGCAAGGTCAAAAAACTCTGGCGATAGTTGGGTTTTGGTGTGGGCAATGTCGCCACAATGTACAATGTAATCTACTTTTTCTTTCTTTAATGTTTCGTAGAGATTATCAAAGATTTGGCGATATTCTTTGTGGTAATTAAAATTGCGAATATGAGTGTCCGCAATGTGGGCAATTTTGATGCTCACTGATCCTCCGATTTAGGGAGTGAACATAACCGGTTGCGAGTAAAAGGTCAAAGCAAACTACTGGCGATTTCTGCCATTTGTGTTCCTATCTCGTTTGAATCTTTTGCTTTTAGTGCGACTCCAAGACCAACTGTACTCATTGCTGTTTCTAAATCCAGATTGTTTGACGCTAATAAAGCAGCAGAAGCAAGAACCAGAATACCTGGTCCATATTTAGCAACAAGACTGCCTAATTGTGAATTAGCAAACTTTTGTGCTGCTGAGTAGGCGGCAATCCCAACGTCATCCAGGATCCCTTCTTCCATTTCTAGTGGATTTGATTGTCCCGCTTCTTTCTTTAAGATCTGTAAGAACTGAATTAATTTTTCACTTGCTTCTTTTACTTCTGGGTCTGATAAAACAATCTTGGAAAAGTTTTGTAATTCTTTATCGTTGCTTGTTTTTGTAACTTTGTCCAATAGATTTTTGGCAGAATTCTCGTCTTGCTTTATTTTTTCTAAAGCAACATTTTCCAAAAGAACATAACGATCCCACCTTTCCAGAATTAACTTCATATTATTTTTCATTATCATCCCCTCATAGCAATCGCGGCGTGTGCTCTTGTTGCTTCTTCGTAAGACATATCAGACATTCCCGGAAGAGACTTGCCTATCTCGCCTGCTTTGTGTCCGTGAACAACCTTCCATCTTCTATCTGGGTGTTCTTTGTGGTAATCGGCGTTTGTTGTTTTATGCTTCTTACGATATGCTTTCCAGTCAGATAGAGAATATCCAACTGGAACAACATATTCGTTTAAGAGTTTTTCTATTTCTTCCTTGATCAACTGATCAAGTATCTTCGCCTCAACCTTCATCTCTTCTTTTCTTTCCGCCGCCGACGCCTTGGACTTGTTTTGTTGCTGTGGCAAACGCTACTTCTTTTGCTCTTTTGCCGTATCTAGACATCTTCGGTTCTAATTCTTTTGCGACCTTATCGCGCTTTGCTTGCATTTGTTTTGACATTGTTTCATCAACAACTTCAATCTCTTCTTCCGGTCCCATATCTTCCGAATTTTCTTGGTCCATAGCGTTTAGATCACTTCTGTTTTCAAGATATTCTTTTGCTACCGAAATGTAATCTGCTGCTTTTGTAATCTTGGATTGGACCCACGCTGGGAGTTGGTCGGTGTCGCCAATCATTTGAACCAATTGAGTGGCGTATTTTGCTGCTCTCAACATTTCGCCTCTTGCCATTTCACCTTCGTAATCTGGATCGCCAAGCATATCTGGTGGCGGTTC